CTCAACAAGATGCTCAAGCGTTTGCTAAAGCAAATTCTGCGTTTCATCAGGCCAATGCTGCATATGCTCAGGCAAATACAAGTGCCACGGATATTACAGTAATTCAAGGTGTTAACTTAACTCAAAACACCAATACCACAACCGCACAAACAAAAGCTGATAACGCATTTCATCAAGCCAATGCGGCTTACATCCAAGCAAATACAAACGCTTCAAACATTACAGTAATACAGGCAGTTAATGTCACCCAAAACACTAGCATTAGTAATATTGAACTTGTTAACTTAACACAAAATGTTAATATTACAGCGGCTCAAACAAAAGCAGACAATTCGTTTAATCAAGCAAACGCTTCTTATGTTTTAGCAAACACTAACGCTAATGATATTGTTGTAATACAAGGTGTCAATCTTACACAGAATACCAATATTAGTAATATTGAGGGCGTCAATCTTACTCAAAATACAAACATTACTAACGCTCAGAACAAAGCTGATTCATCTTTCCATCAGGCTAATGCAGCTTTTGCGACAGCCAATAACGAAGCTGGCGTAAACGCAACACAAAACACCAATATTACCAATGCACAAAATTCAGCATCAGCCGCATTTTTAAGAGCAAACAATTCTTTAAACTCCAACGTTGGCGGCACAATTACTGGTAATGTAACGATTATCGGAGATACCGCTATATCAGGCAACCTGACTATATCAGGAAATGCTTTTTCTCTGTCTGTTGGAACACTTGTAGCAAACGACTCTCTTATTATTCTTGGTGCAGGAAACTATACTTCAGATATTTTAGATATTGGCTTTGCTGGTCACTATAATGATGGTGCTAATGCTCATACTGGTCTGATTCGTGATGTTGGAACAAAAGAATGGTACTTATTTAAAAATTACACACCAGAAATAGGTGCCAACAATAATGTCAATGTTAATGATCCTTCTTTTGCAATTGATACATTAAATGCAAATCTAAAATCATCGTTTGTTACCATTAGCGGCATAAGTGTATTGCCATATATCAATGCAGCTTTCGATAAAGCAAATAACGAAAGTGGCGTTAATTTAACACAAAACACCAATATTACAGCGGCTCAAACCAAGGCCGATAATGCTTTCCATCAAGCAAACGCTGCATATGCGACCGCTAATAATGAATCGGGTGTCAATTTAACTCAAAACAACTCCATAACAGCTGCATTCACAGCAGCAAATAGCGCAGGCGTTTATGCTAACGGCGCATTTGCTCAAGCAAATACTGATTTTACAAATGTGTCTGTTTCATCTGGAACATATGGAAATGCAACACACTATGGTGTGGTGACTGTTGCTGCAAATGGCCGCGTAACAAATGTACAAACATTCGCTATGCAAGATCCAAATTCATTAGCATTTGCAATCGCTTTAGGATAAAACATGGCTAAAGTAACAAACCGAAAACAACTAAAAGAATATTGTCTGCGCCGTTTAGGATGGCCAGTTATTGACATTAACGTTGATGATGACCAAGTGGACGATAGAATTGATGATGCACTTTCTTTTTTTAATGATTATCATTTTGATGGTACAGAAAAAATTTACATGAAGCATAAAATTACAGCAGACGATGTTGTAAGAAAATGGATCTATTGTCCAGATGCCGTAACATTTGTGACTGGTGTTTTTCCTTTTGATGATTCAAATTCATCAGTTAATATGTTTGATTTGCGGTATCAATTGAGATTGCATGACCTCTACGATTTTACATCCGTGTCATATGTCTCATATGAAATTACTATGCAACACATTCGAACATTGAATTTGTTGTTTTCTGGAACACCACAGTTTAGATTTAATCGCCACATGAATAAATTGTTTCTTGACATAGATTGGTCAAGAGACTTGGATGTTGGCGAATATGTAATTGTAGAGTGTTATCGCAAGCTTATTCCCGATACAACAATTTTGACGGGAACGGTAACCGGCACCACATCATCAAATACAATTACTGGTACTGCAACAATTTTTGATCAAGAGTTATTAGAAAATGATATTATTACAATTAATAGTGAAGAAAAACAAATCAAAACAATTTCTAGTCCAACATCATTAGAACTTTATAGTCCTCTTGCTTCAAATGTAACTAATGTCACATATAGCAAACCTGGCATATCAGATGTTTATAACGATAGATTCTTAAAGGCTTATGCTACGGCAAAAATAAAATATCAATGGGGCTCAAACTTATCTAAATTTGCTGGCATACAATTGCCAGGCGGCGTTACATTGGACGGTCCTAGAATTATGCAAGAAGCAAAAGAAGAAATCGATAAAATAGAAGAAGAAATGCAAGTGTACAATGTTCTGCCTAATGAAATTTATATGGGTTGATAAATGGCGACCAATGTTTACTTTAATAATTTTCCACAAAGTCAGATAACATCTGAGCAACTGCTCATTGAAGATTTGGTCATAGAGTCCATGAAGATTCATGGAATGGATGTTTATTATCTTCCAAGAACATCACGCGACCAAGTTGACTATCTTTTTGGTGAAGATACTCTCAAAACTTATACCTCTGCATATCCAATTGAAATGTATTTGGAGAATGTTTTGGGTATGGAGGGCGAACAAGATTTTATCTCAAAATTTGGATTAGAAATCCGAGATGAAGTTAGAATGTTGGTTTCTCGCAGAAGATTTGCAGCAACAGTTCCACTAATTCGACCAAATGAGGGCGATTTAATTTATATTCCTTTAGTTAAGGGAGTTTTTGAAATCACATTTGTAGAACACGAAAATGATCAGGCTATGTTCTACACATTAGGCCGTGGTCGAGGTGGTAATGTCTATGTCTATGGCATAAAAATGAAACAATATGTGTTTTCAAGTGAGGTTATTGAAACAGGCATACAAGAAATAGATGAACAAATACAATCTTACTATCCAAGAACGAAGATAACTCTTTCGGCCGGCGGCACTGGCAAATTTCTTAATGAGGAAATTGTTTATCAGGGCGCAAATGTTTCATATGCAACAGCCAAGGCTCGAGTTTTATCTTTCACACCAAATACTTTCTTAGAAATAATTCGCGTTGAAGGCACGTTTACAACTGGCACAATAACAGGCAATACTTCTGGCGCATCTTGGACAATTTCTACCGCTAGCGATACCGCGACTATGGACAATGCATTTGAAGATATCATTGACAACAATAGAATTGAAACTGAATCTGATAGCATTATTGATTTTTCTGAAACTAACCCATTTGGTGATCCATAATGTTAGGCAATGCACAATTTTATAATCGAACAATACGAAAAGTTGTCGTAGCTTTTGGCACATTGTTCAATGATATTCAATTACAAAGATACACCAAAGATGGGACTGTTAAGAAAGAAATCTTTAAGGTGCCTCTTTCTTATGGGTCAAAAGAAAGATATTTAACACAGATAACTTCTGATCCATCTCTAACTAAAACTATTAATGTTACTGTTCCTAGAATTTCTTTTGAATTGACGGGAATGAGTTATGATGCGTCTAGAAAATTAGTTTCTACTTTAAAAAACTTTTCATACAGCGAAACTGATGGATTTAAAACACAATACGCTCCTGTGCCGTATGATTTTAGTTTTTCAATGTCAATCTTTGTTAGAAATACGGAAGATGGCACACAAATTGTAGAACAAATACTTCCATTTTTCACACCAGACTTTACTGTGACTGTTAATTTTATTAACGATATGAGTCAAAAGTATGACATGCCAATTATTTTAAATTCTGTGAATGTCACAACGGATTATGAAGGCGGCATGGCCGATGGTTCAACAAGATTAATTATTTGGGATCTAGAGTTTACAGCAAAAGCATTTATTTGGCCAATTGTTAAGAAAGATCAAAAAGGACTAATTGGTGCATACAGCAATGTTAGTTCAACTTATGGTGAAGTAAAAACAAACATTTATGTTGATAATCAAGACCGAAACGCACAAAAAGTTTTGATAGATTATGCCAATGGCAACAACTATTTTATTACGGCAGAAACAATTCGTGTGCAAGAAAGAGATGTGACTGGCCGAGTAATTTATTTTAGTAATTCAAAC